ACTGAAGAAGTTGAAGAGACTGAAGAAACTGAAGTAACTGAAGAAGATGAAGCTGGTGAAGGTGCTGAAGAAGTAGCTGAAGAAGATGAAGCTGGTGAAGGTGCTGAAGAAGTAGCTGAAGAAGATGAAGTTGAAGAAGGAAACGCATTCGGTGCTGCAAGAGCTAAAGCAATCGCAGACGGCGAAAAAACTTTTAAAGTAGGTGATGAAGAATTTGACGTTGAAGACGTTGATGCTGAAGATAAAGAAAACGCTGAAGAATTTGTTGAAGAAAAAGAAACAGAACACCACACTGAAGAAGTTGAAGAAACTGAAGAAGTTGAAGAAACTGAAGTAGCTGAAGAAGATGAAGCTGGTGAAGGTGCTGAAGAAGTAGCTGAAACTGAAGAAGTTGAAGAAACTGAAGAAGTTGAAGAAACTGAAGAAGTTGAAGAATCTGCTTTAGATACTTACAAGAACGAAATTGCGTCTAAATTAGATGCATTAGTAGAAGCTGCACAAGTTAAAGAAAACGAAGCTCCAGCATTCTTAAATATAGTATCTGGTAAAGTACAAGAATCTTACAATACTTTAAATGAAGATGCTAAAACTGAAGTTAGAGCTAGAGTGGCAAAAAGATCATTTATGAATGAGTCACAAATCAGTGCTATCATTGAAAACGCTAACGCAGTTGTTGAAGCTAGAACTAACGAACCATTCTTTATCTCTGCAATACCTGTAGAATATAAAGAAAAGTTTGAAGCTCTTACTGAAGCAAAACAAACACAAATTAAAGCTCAAGCAAAATACCATAACTTAAATACTGAATATCAGGTTAGAAACTTCTGGGAAACTAGAGACTTAAGAGAGGTAAAAGTTGACTTAGAAAAATTAGCAACGGTAAACGAATCTGCAGCAGTTAAAACTGAAGAGGAAGCTAAACCGTTATATGATGTAACTGATATGGCTGCAGCTTTAAACAAAAGATTTAAAAAGTAATATATATAAAATAATAAGATCGACGATAAAAGAGTGACAGAAGCAGAACACTCAAGCAAGTCGAGTTTCTAACGAATAATCGAAAGAAACGTAAAAACCATTAAAAATAATAAAAATCAAAATGGCAAATTTAATTAACGAAGCTGAGATCAGAGGTACTTGGGCTCCTATTATTGAGGAAGCAACAGGGATCAATGAATCTAGCAAACTAGCTTGGATGTCAGAATACTGTCACAATCACAAGCTTTATGAAGACGCAAACATTATGGCGTTAAATCCTGGTATGAACTTAGCAGGTATGGGAGACACAAGTTTTCCTAGTGCAAACGGTGTAGGATCTGGAGACAAAGCTCCAACTCTTTTACCTTTAGCTATGCAAGTAGCTGCACAAACTATCGGTTTAGACCTAGTACCTGTTGTACCTATGGCTGGACCAATGGGATTACTATCTTACCTTGACTTCGTATACGAAGGAGGTGCGATCGGTGGTGCTGCTCCTAACTATGCAGATGGTACTGTAGCTCCAACTTATATCAAAGCTAACATCGGCGTTGCCGCTGCTGGTAATGATGAAGCTGCTGGAACTTCAAGAATAGATGGTAAACCAATCATTAAAGTGGTAGACGCTTTAGGAGCTGGTGAAGCAACTATTTCTGCAAGATATGCTGGTGCTGAATTAGTAGCTGCTTTAGAAGACCATATTCCTGGTTTCTCTGGTGCTGCTGGTGCTTTAGGTTCTCCAATGTCTAGAGGTTTAGGTGAATCTACAAGAGACAAAGTAATGGGCTTAAGCTTATTCTCAAAAAGCGTTGCTGCTGAAACTTTCCAAGTTGCTGCTGCCGTAACAAGAGAACAAGTACAAGACCTTAAACAATTCGGTGTAGATGCAGTTGCTCAAGTAGAAGCTGTATTAACTAACGAATTAACTCAGTCAATTAACAATCACATCTTATTAAAGATGAGAGATTTAGCTGGAACTAACCTATTCGGTGTAGATGCTAATAATGACGCAGTAGCTATGAATATTGCTGTAGCTGGTGGAGAAACTAAAGGTGACTCACACAGAAGAATCTTAACTGCAATCCTTGCTGCTGGTAATTTAATCGCGCAAAGAGGTAGAAGAGGTGCTGGTAACTTCGCTGTAGTAGGTGGAAAAGTTGCATCTGCTTTACAAGGTGTTTCTGGTTTCGTAGCATACCCAATGGCTAACACTATAAACCAAGTTGCTGGTGCAATATATCCTTTAGGATCTATCGCTGGTATCAACGTTTATACTGACCCATCTGTAGCTTTCGAATCAGTTGAGATCTTAGTTGGTAGAAAAGGTGACGGTAACGGACCTGGATTAGTATTCATGCCTTACTTAATGGCTGAATCAGTACAAACTATCGTTGAAGGAACTATGGCTCCGAAAGTAGCTGTAAAATCTAGATACGCATTAGTTGAAGCTGGATTCCACCCAGGAACTCAATATGAGAAATTCTCATTAGAGAACTTTGCACTATAATTTATAGTCTAAATTTTATATTAAAGACCCTCTTAATTGAGGGTCTTTTTTTTTGCTCATTTTTAGGAAGATATATAATCTATCGGAATAATTATAGAAAATTAAGATTTTAATATGAAAAAAATTAAATTAGGTAAAAAGATTCAATTGCTAGAAGATTTTTCTGCAAGTGATCTTTCTAAACCATCACAATCAGTTACACCGGCGGCCAAAACAAAACCAGCTTCTATTACTGTAGATAAGGTAGTGGCTCAGCCAACTGAAGCACCTGAAGCTCCAGTAGCAAATGTAGTATCAGGTGAAGAGGTACGAGCTGAAATAATCAAAGATGTTGATGCTATATTAAATAATTTAGATGCTCTCTCAAAGCAAATCACAGAAGCAGTTTTATTAGAAGCAGACGAGTGGTTTGAGGATGATGCTTTATTTGAATCAACAGAGGCTATTAATGAAGAAGATAGTTTTTTAACTAAAATGTTTGCAAAATTTAAAGCTACTAAAGCCTACTCTACAAGAATGGGCCAATACTCAGCCCTTAAAAAGAAAGAGCGAGGAGCTGAAGTAACTAAAATAGAATTAGAAGGTCAGTTTGATGCAAAAAAAGACCAACTAGAAGCTCAAATAAAAGACAAGATTGCTGCTAAAATTAAAACACAAATTGATAAGGTTAATCAAAAAGATATAACTCCGGAAGCTAAAAAGGAGATTAAAGATAAGATATACGCCAAGAGGGATGAATTATTAAAAGGTTCTAATAAGAAAATCGCAGAAAAAATTAAGACTAAAAAAGAAGCAGTTACTGCAAAGGCAAAACAGGCTATTACAGCAGCGGAAGCAGAAACTAAAAAAATGATTGATGATAACCCAATCGATAATGAAAAATATACTAATTTATGGGACGCCTATAAATTAGATGTAGACAATAGACATGAACTTCTTTTAATAGACATGAAAGCTGAGGCAACTATGGATGCCGATGATAAAGATGAAGATCAAATAGAAAAAGATATTAAAACGGCTGACGAACAGAAGAAAAAACAAGAAGCCCGCGCTGCAGAAAGAGCTAAGATATTAGAGTTAAGAGCAAAAAAAATAAAAGAGAAAGAAGCAAAAGAAGATGCTAAGCTTGATGATAAGCAAAAAGAGGCTAAAGAGAAAATAGACAAATACATATCTGCACAGGTTAGCTTTGATGCTGGTGAAATGAAGCAAGAAGAATTTGATAAGGTTGAAAAGATTAGTGCTAGTACTTTTAAAGATAGAGCACCAGGTATTTCTGATGAAGACGCTGAAAAACTATATGATAAACTTGTTAATAAGAGCTCTAAAGGAAAGAAAGAAGGTGGCGTTGACGGGCTTACAGATGCTGAGTTAGATAAGAAGCTTGAGACTAATAAGCAAAAGCTTGAAGATGCGAAGAAAGACAAGACAAACTCTCCGTTTGTGATTAAAAAATTCGAAATTGCAGTTGCTACCGGTGAATTGAGAAAGGCACAAGCATCTGAAGACTCTGAAAAAATCGAACAGGCTCAGAACAAATTAGATAAGTTCAAGAAAGAAAGCAAAGAATTAGCTGATAAAGAGGGATTAAGTTCTAAAAAAGATGAATCAGTAGTTAATGAAGCTAATGATATGTCTGTTAAAAAACTTTCAAAATATACAGGGTTTAAAGAAGATGAATATGAAAGAGTTGTTTACGCATTTAAGTCTAAAGAACTAGGTAAAATGCAATTTCAAGCTGAGCCATCATTTACAACAATAGACGGCAACTTTAGAGATGACGAACTACATATTGAAGTAGACAGAAGAATGGCTAATATTGCACATGCTAAAGTTCTTGGACAAATAAGAGGTTACAAAAACATTATAGCATTCTTAAAAGGAGGCGGAGCAGAAAAATATGAATCTGGTAGCTTAAAAGAAATAGAGAAGTATTTAAAAAAGTTTGATTTTAAATCTATATCTGAATCTAAGTTACACGAATCAATGACAGTAGCTCAGAAATTCAAAGCATTAATGTAATATTAAAGAGAGCGCTTAGCGTTCTTTTTTGCAAGTTTAAGAAACTCCTCTCGTTCTGCGAGCAGGAGTTTTTTGCATTTCTTACGAAACTCAACCGAGGATTTAAGTATACGGCTATCAATCATAGGAGCCTCTAATACATCATAATATTCTGAGTGTATAAAGTTCTTAAGATCAAAGTTCATAAACTTAGCCTTAATAGGTTTAAGTGAAATAGCACAATACCATTCAACAGTATTATATGAACGTTCTAATCCCTTTTCAGATAGGGCAGTATCGGTTCTCATATCCCAATAAATTTTAGTAGAAGTAGTAGATCTAGGTCTTTGCATTTTTAAGACACACTCCATGAATTGGTCATCATCGGACCACTTAGCAAGATTCCTATGAGTTATTAGAAACTTTCTTAAGAATCGTGGTAAGTACTTTAAGATGATACCATATCTGTTTGCGGGCCAAGGACCACCAGTCTTTTCAATACGTATACTCATATACTATATTTATCTATGAAACATTTTAGGCATTTTACACTATAACAATTAAACATATACTGCATGCAATCAATCAACCAATTATTTACAGAGAAGTATAGACCTTCTACATTAGAACAACTAATCTTACCAGATGCGGTAATGAATAAGTTTAAAGATGGACTAGTCCAGAATATGTTGTTTACGGGCTCACCTGGGACAGGTAAGACTTCTTGTGCAAAAGCCATAGTAAATCAGTTTAAACTCCCTTATCTGTACATCAACGCGTCCACAGACACTTCTGTTGAGGTGATTAGGACTAGAATTATAGACTTCTGTTCAACAGTGTCTATTATGGATGCACCTGGTATGTTTAAGGTAGTAATTCTAGATGAGGTTGATGGTGTATCAGATCAATTCTTTAAAGCACTTCGTGCTACAATGGAGCAATTCGCTAGTAACTCTAGATTTATTGCAACATGTAATTATATCAATAAACTACCAGATCCAATTCTATCAAGATTTGAAGTTATTAATTTTGACTTTGATAAAGAAGAGGAAACAGAATTAACAAAGAAGTATATCCGTAGAGTATATGATATTTGTAAAGAAGAAGAAATGACTATTGAGAAAGATGCTCTTGTAGAGTTTGTTAGACGTAACTTCCCAGATTTAAGAAGTACTCTAAATAAACTACAAGGATTTAAAACTCAAGGAACTACTGCGATTACAGTTGATAATGTAAAGAAATTTAATTCAGTCTATAAAGACGTATTTGAATTAGTCTTTAAAGAAACGGATCCAGCAAAGAATTACCAGATGTTAGTAAGTAATTATTCTAATAGAGTAGATGATATTTTACAAACATTAGGTGAAGAATTTATAGAATATATACAACAAGAACAATTGCAATCAGTTAAGCATATCCCACAGATCATTATTTCTGTAGCTAAACATCAATCGCAGAGAGTTCATGTCATAGATCCTGTAATCACAATGTTAAGTTGCGTTTACGAGATACAAGGAATAATTAAAAGTAATTAAAAGCAAAATAAGTGGCAAATAATTTTTCTATGTCAATTATTTTTCGTATATTGTACATAGATATTAAATAACAAAAATATGAAAGTGGGAAAACATACATTACTAATCGACGGAAACTATTTTGTTTTCAGTAGATTATTTGTCTTACCAAAACCAAAGAATGGTAAGTTACTAGGAGATGATAAACAGAAATCTCAATTCATGAGAAAGCTAGCAATTGACTTTGCATCTGAAATGCGTAAGCTAAAGATGTTTGTCGATGATGTAGTATTAACTGTAGATTCAAAATCATGGCGTAAAGATTTATTTCCAACTGCTGAATACAAAGGCACTAGGAAACAAAATAGCAGTGTAGATTGGACTGCAGTCTATGAAGTCTATGAAGCATTTCAAGATATTGTAGCTACTAAAGGTGTTACTGTACACCAAATACAAGGTGCTGAAGCAGATGATGTTATCTTCGGATGGTCAGCTGCTCTAAATGCTAGAGGTAAATCATGTATCGTATGGTCAGGTGATAGAGATCTAATTCAATTAGTTAACTACTCAGAAACTAATGACGCGCATACGTTATGGTATTACAATACTAAAAAGACACTTTATGGTTACGAAGGTTTCAATAAAGACATGGAGACATCAGCCGCTAAAGAACTAACAAGCGACGATATGTTATTCAATATGGGTGGACAACACATGTTGCGTGATGATTACCAAAGAGATATTCTAGACTGGATTAAAGCTAATAAGATTTCTATTAAAGAAGTTGATTGCGACAAATTCATATTTCAAAAGATACTTACCGGTGACAAATCAGATAATATTGCATCAGTTGTTACATGGCAAAAAGAAATGAAGAACGGCAAGTTGCGTAACTATTCTATTACTGACAAAACAGCAGATCTTATATGGGATCAATATGTTAAAGAATATAATAAAGATTTTACTATTGATTTTCTATTCTCATCAGAAGCAAAAGACATCTTAGTAGATATTATCTATAGAGTTGTTGGCCATAGTTCTCAAACGCTAATCAAAACAAATCTTACGCAGAATATAGCTCTAATGTTATTACATAACAAGACTATTCCAGATCCAATTCAAAAGGCTATTTATGCTGCTATTGAAAAAGATTGGGAAGGTGCTATCGAGAATAAGAATTCTATTATGGAAATGGATAAAATTCTAGAAGGAACTGATTGGTTAGAAGGAGCTAAAAAGAATACGTTCGCACCAGATCCTTTTGCAGGAATGGATATTCCAAAAGAAGAATCTCCAATGAAGCTGGTAGGTAAGAAAACAAAAAAGGTTAAGAAAGACCCAAGTAAAAAGTTATTCTAATATGACATTAACAGATTATATTCAAATTGAAGAAATATTAGCAGAAGCAAACGCACATGGATTAAAACCAGAAGTTATAGAACTTGCTACTAAAATAGAAATGCTTCATAATCTTTCAAAAGTGGATGCACATCAACATGCATTTAAAACACTAATAGGGTAAACTTTACCCTTTAAGGACATATAACTAATATGCTAGATGATACTAAACTGTTTGACTTTGTAAAAATAATGTTTACAAAGCCACAACAATATAAGAAAATAAAACAACACACTAAAAAGCGACATCATTTCATGATTAATCGTTTCATGTCTATTAAATATCCTGCAAATGCAATGATGTTTAATATTAATGGGATTAATGGTGGTAGTGTAGTAGAGTGTTGGTCCGTTGTCGCCTCTAGATTCCAATCGGTGCCCCGATGGTTTTATACTAAAACCAAAAAAGCAAAGAAAAATACGCCTGATAAATATAATCCCAGCGAGAAAGCTGTATCTATTTATATGGACAAAAACGAGATTGGTAATAGAGAATTTAGCGAACTAAAAGAATTTGCTAAGGAAGCTCTGTTTTCTGATTTAAAAAAAATTGAAGAACAAATAGAGGTTTATGCAAAAGATAAATGATCATTTTACTGAAATAATAGATATTACTTTATACCGATATAACTCAATAGATTTAAAACTATGGGGTATTATTAATAGAGATACTAAATCTAGGCCTATGACTCCTAACAGTATGTTAGTAGCCAAAGAGCGTATGGAAACTTATTTAAATCATAAGTTCTCTCACGATGTTAATAGATTTCGTACAGTCAGTGATGTCAATATACATAGGGAGGCAACATCAGTATATTTTATATGGAAGATATTTCAATCAATGCCAAACTTATCTTATATTAGAGTTAATCTTAATTCTAATTCTAGTTACAATAGAATTGTAAATGTAGATCAAGTAAAGACTATAAAATACGATATTAAAACATTAAGAGGTTCTATGAGGATGTTTGATATGTTCCAAGAAGAACATGAACTTAAACAAGCTAATCATATTTTAATAAAAGCAGGTCTATTAAAAGAACAAGAGAATTTTAAAATATTTAAATTAAGAGACTTTTTAAGTGCCTTAGATTTATTTCAAGCTGAGAATAATACAGCAGAAGTATTAGGAGTAACTAATGCATTTATACACGCATTAGAACATCATGAGGGTGATAATCCTGAAATGCTTTTAATCACTGATTGGGAGTCAGATATATAATAAAAAATAGAAGTATAACTTCTTTATCAAATGGCAGTAACAAATTTTACAGCAGACACAATCGGAGACTATTTCTTCGCTAAATTGAAAGAACCTTACGTAGACGTAAAAAAGGTTCTGAATTGGTCTATCCTATATGGTGTTAATTCACCAACTAGTATCGGAACAGTACAATTAACAGCGGGTTCTAAAACTATTATTGGCTCTGGAATTGCATGGACACTTGCACCAGGTGATCAGTTTATTGTAGGTTCTCAAACTTTTACTGTAGATACTATTGTAGCAAATACTATTACTGCTACAGAAGATGCTACATTTACTGCAACAGCAGCTAAATGGTATGAATTTCCAGATGCTGATAACAACTTTGTTTTTGACTATAGATGGTCCCAGAATAATATAGATAGTGATGGAGGCGAAATGTCACCATTAAAACCTTTAAATGTTAGTATTACTAATTTAGAATTTGATGCAACTAAACCATTATGGATAGATGTTAAAGCGGAAGTACATAGATTGTCTTCATTGCATACATTAAGCCTTTTATCAGTTACATTTGAATTAGAAACAGAAGCAGGTACTATTCAATCATGTCCACAATTATGTATGGATTGTGATGATCCTTATGTTGCAGGATGTACTAATATTGTAATCGATTGTTCAGACCCAATATTCGATCCGTATAATTTAAGTAAACCAACTGCAATTTATGGTGAAATAAGTGAGTTGGCTTCAGAAATGTGGGGACATAACACAAAGTACTTTAGAGTAGAACCTGATAAGAGATCTAAGGATGTTGTATTAATGGAATACTCTTTATACAATGTAAAAGATACGTCAGATCTTAAAATTGTCGTGCCAGATAATGCAATGCCAACTAGAGAATTTACATACGATATTTTTGGTATGGGCTTTGAAGATTTTGAAATCCATATTACAAAAGGGCAAATGGAAAAAGCATTCGGTGCTAATATTGCCCCAAGACCAAGAGATTATATGTACATTCCAATAATGAATAGAATGTATGAAGTAAGTTCAGTTAGTTTTGCTGATGAATTTAATCAGTCTATGACTTACTGGAGAGTAATGTTAAAGAAATACGAAGAGAGAACTTCTACAATAATAGGAGACGATGCTGCTGGAGTTGCAATAGATCAAACATTAGACGAACTTTATACTGGAGTTGAAGAAGTATTTGGAGAAGAAATTCAAGATGAGTACAGACAATCAACTAAACCAGAACAATATCAAACAATGTTCTCAGAAGTTGGTGATGGTACTAGAGAAAGAATTCATAACTCATTAGTTATTAGCGATGACGAGTTAAGAAATAAATGGACTATTATTACTAAGAATCATTATGATCTAGAATCTGTAAAAGATTTAGGTATCGAATGTTTAGTATATAAGAAAATATCTCAATTAGCAATTGATAAGAATATGGCATTTTCTGCCTGGTTTAAACCTAACTTTACAAATCCAACAGCAGAGCAAACTTTATTTGATGGAAGAGTAGGACAAAAAGGACTTAAATTAACAGTTAATAAAACACATGTTAAAGCATATATAAATGATCTTACATTAACATATCCGTTTGCAGTACAGCCTATAAATGGACAATGGTATGGTTTAGTCTATAACTTAAATAATACATATAGTAATACATCTGCTAATGTGTATCAGTTAAACCCAAAGAGCAATACATTGACAAGTATGTCTGTTTCAGATACTTTAATTAATGTAATGGATCAAAACTTTGAACTAGGCGCTGCTCAAGGATGGGTTACATCACAAAAATGGGCTTTAATGCCAGGTAAATTAGCAATGACTAACATTAGGTTATACACTAAGATTATCGGTAAAGACCAACATACGAACATGTTACAACAATATATTGTTAGAGATAATAGACTAACATATATTATTGATAACGCAATTCCTTCTATACAGTTAAGAAAGTACAATCAAAACAAGTAACAAACTTAAACTAAATTTGTTACTAGTGTAAGCTAGATATATACAATATAATATCATAATATGAGCGAGAGCGAAAAGAAGAAAACAATAGCAGAACAAGCAGACGACATTAGGTTAGAATTAGATGCATTAATTGGAGATAGTCCATTAGATGTTGAAAACGATCCTAAAGATCTTCCTATTCAGGCTAAGCCAACTTCGATGGTACCATCAATAAATTATACTGAATTAAAGTCAAGTGCAACTAAAAAAGCACAAAAGACTATTACAGCCTTAATGAAATTTTATCTTGATGCTGATATTATCGAAAAGGATGAGTACATAGCTGCAAAAAAACAAATGGATGAGATGACAATGTCCTCTCTGATCTATCAATTAAATGCAGGTGAAAAAGCTCTAACAACTCTATTAGAAACAATTGACTCAGGAGAATTAGCACCTAGAATGTTTGAGGTTCTTGCAACTCTACAAAAATCAATGTTAGATATTATTAAGTCGCAAACCATGTACTTAATGGCAGCGGAAGAGGGTACAAAAAGAATTGCAAGGGATTTAGAAATTTACCAGAAGAGAGCAAATCAAACTGAAATTGAAGGTGCTGGAGGAGATACTGGTAATAAAAATATTCAAAGAGGTACAAAAGACCTAATGGCTGCAATCCAAGCAGGTATTCACGGAGCGTCAGAAGAAGATATTGAAGACGTAGAACCAACAGAAGAATAATAAATGTCAGACGGAATAGGAGATAATAAATGGATCCCAAAAGAGGAGGGTAATACAGATGCAGCTGACAGGATCGTTTGGTCGACCAAGCAGATTGATGATCTGTTAGTGGCCTTGGATCAGGGTTATCGTCCTAAGATTAAGTTACCATTCTACGAGGGTAGACAATTTCTAAAGAAGGGTAATATTGTATTTGAATATACTGATGAGGAAATTAGTGAGTTAGCCAGATGCGCCAAGGACATTGTCTATTTTGCAGAGAAGTATGCAGTAGTAATGACAGATGAGGGTATTCAACAGGTAACCCTAAGAGATTATCAAAAGGATATGTTGAGGAATTTCCAGAATGATAGATTTAATATTGTTCTTGCTGCTCGACAAATGGGTAAAACAGTTACCGCATCTATTTTTAATGCATGGTATGTTACCTTTAATATGGATAAGAATACTCTGCTACTTGCGAATAAATCTGATTCAACAAAAGAAATTATTGATAAAGCCAAAACAGTAATTGAGAACTTACCGTTCTTTATGAAACCTGGTATTATTAAATATGATGTCATGAATGTGAGATGTGATAATGGTTGTCGTCTAATAGGACAATCAACCACAGCAAAATCTGGTATTGGTTTTACAATCCATAACTTATACCTAGATGAGTTTGCCCACGTCCATCCATCAATTGCTGATTCTTTTTATGAGAATGTATATCCTACATTATCCTCATCGAAAGTCTCAAGAATAACAATTACATCTACGCCAAACGGATTTAATAAGTTCTATCAAATCTATGCTGCGGCAGATCGAGGTGATAATGAATACTTAGCAACGAGGATAGATTGGTGGCAACATCCAGATAGAGACGAGGCTTGGTATGAAAGAGAGCTTGCTAACCTAGGTTCGATCGAAGCCTTTAATAAACAATATGGGAATGAATTCGTTTCCTCATCCAACCTCTTATTAGACCCAGTCGATATGAAGAAGATGAGAAAGAGAATGAAGCCTTATGTCTATCATGACTTTGATGAATTCGATTATATTAGTATTGATACAAAAGGTTTTTTAGAATGGGATCCAAACTTTGATATTGATACTTGTAAAGATACTGAAAACTTTTGGTTGTTCTCAGTAGATATTGCAGAAGGTAATGGTGGTGATTCCTCCGTTATTAATATTTTTAAAGTCGCTCCGATGAATTCAGAAGAAATTAAGAACGTTATTAATCCTGGTGCGATGTACGACTTTTTTAAATTTGAACAAGTTGCTAGGTTTAAATCTAATGAACATGTCATCGAAGATTTTGCAAAGGTACTTTATACTTTAGCAGTAGACGTCTTTAACTCTGAAAACGTAAAAATGATTGTAGAGTATAATACTTATGGTACAGTTTTATTCCAGTATCTAAGAAGTATATTTCCACAAAGAAATGATTTTGACGATGAGATGATAGTAAAATTCAGACATAGACACGACGCAAAGACAATAAAACCAGGAATAAAACTAAAATCTGACAATAAAGCTATCTTTTGTCAGAATTTTGCAAAATTGTATAAGATAAATAGATTAGATTTAACTGATGAAGTTACAGTGACTGAGGCATCCTTATTTGGTACTTTACCAAACGGTAGTTATGGCGCTCAAATGGGGAACGATGATGTTATTATGACATGTATTACTGCGACTGAATTTTTTAACACAACGGATTATGCAGATTTCATTGAGGAGATCTTAGATTTCATAGATCCTGCGGTTCACGACGAGATGGAAAGCATCTTATATAAGGATAGTGATCAGCAAGGAGATTTACAATATGACATTTATGACCTACTCAAATAAATTTGCAAAAAGACAAGGATATATAATAAAAGAATTAAAAAATAACAACTAAACGATTATGGCATTAAGTCCTCAATTACTACAGTTCAAAAGCTCAGGCGTATATCGCTTAGAGTTCGACAAATCACAAACCGTGAACATCCCTGCTGAAACTATTAGATTAGTTGTAGGTAGATCTAACAAAGGTCCTTACAACACTCCAGTATTAGTAGAAGATGTTGAACAGTTTAAAAATGTATTCGGTGGCATCGATAAGTCACTAGAAAAGAAAAATATGTTCTTCCACAGATCAGCTATTGAAGCTTTATCTAGAGGACCAATCTTAGCATTAAACTTAACTGCTGATGATTCTGACGATCAAGTATCGATATTATCTCCAGCAACTAACTCTTCTTCGGAAGGTTTATCTGCTAACACTATTCAATCATCTGCCGTTGCTGGTAAGAAATTCAGCGATGTATTTGATATTGATAAGTTTTGGAATCCTTCAGACGAGAAGTTATTAGCAGCTGCTGCTGAAGATACAAACCATGGTATCTCTTTTGTAAATATCAAACAAGACCCAATCACAATTATCATTAGACAAGCTGCTGATACTAGAGGTTTTGAATTAACTGCAAGAGAATGGTACGGAGAATCTAACATTCCAGAAGGCGTTGAAGCTGATGAATACGTATCAGACTACTTAGTAGATGTATTTGTATTCAAAGGTAAATTTGATGCTGCTGAATTAAATAATGACCCTAACTACGGTACTTACTTTGATGCTAATGGTTTATACAAATCAGAATTCGCTAAATTTGCTGGATTAAGAGAAGTAACTTTAATGGCACAATATAATGGATTATCTTTAATCCCTGAATTTATTGATGCTGAAGGTAATCAAATGTACATCGAAACTCTAATTAATATGGAGGCTAGAAGAACAGGTTTATTCTGTGCTGTACGAGAAGATGCACTTCCACAAATTGATTTAATTGGTAACAATTTCGACATCTACCAAGATTACGAAGTATTATCACATAAAGTAGAACAAATAAAAACTAGTACTATAGTAGATATTAGTGGTTTCGGTGACAATTCAGTAGATGGATATACTTTAACAATCTTAGGAGCTACACCAGTTGGACTTGCTACTGCAGGAATTAACGATACTAAATATTTAAAATCTGTAATAGCTGGAGAGTTTGTTAAGATTGATACAATAGAAGCTACTGCAGGCGGTTCAATTATTACTTCAACAACCGGTGATATTTCTAAATCTTATGAGAAATTTGCAGCTGGAACATCAGCAACATGGAATAGCCCAGCTGTTGTTACAGTAGATGGCAACGGAAACTTAAAATTAAGCGCTGCGCCATTTGCGTATGGAGACTTATTAGTAGGTGGAAATGCATTCTTATTATCTGAAAACGCAGGTGAATATGTTGCAATCAATACAATTGATATAGATAACGTAACAGGAGAGGTAACTGTATCTCCAGCAGGTAATGTTGGATTTAGTACGGATTACGCAAATGCTAACGCATCTGAATTAGTAGTATATAAAAGAGCATTAAATACAGCATTTGATATATGGACATTATCTCCAAACGATAGAACAGAGATGTTCCCTACACTAGCAGGTGGTTGGGAATGGACTGATAATTTAGCTGGAGCATTTACTTACTCTTACGCAGGTGTTGGTGTATTAAACGCTAATATTAAAGTAGGAATGTATATCCCAGGTGATGGTGGTAAACTATCTAGAGTTAAGAGAATCGAAAAAACTTACGATGGTGTTAATACTAAATATAAATTCTTTACACATAGAGTAGTTTCTTCTAGACCAGCTTATGCACTTAAGAGATATGAAGATGCTTCTGGATTATATAAAACGTTCCCATTAGAAGGAGCAACACAAACTGAAAAGAGTATTGCAGAATTACTATCAGCAATTAAGCCAGGAACTGGTTTAGGAAACGCTTTAGTAGATAAAGACAATATCACATTCAGATATGTAGTTGATACATTTGGTTCTTTAGAGAACGGATCAATCTTAAATAAGGAAGAATTATCATTCTTATGTAAAGAAAGACAAAATGCAGCAGCAATTCTTAACGCACCAATGGTGAAAGAACTTAAAGCAGCAACTAACCCAACGTTTAAAGACTCATTTGCTCCTTATGGATTTAGTGTGAATCACGTTGCAACAGGAGGTAACTTAGATACTAATCCAACATCTCTTTACACATTACCATCGATCAACGCAGGTGCATCTTATGCATTCTACTACGGTCCTGGTCTTAATGTAATTGAGAATGGAAGAACTAAAGTAATTCCACCAGCAGCATACGTATCTAACAACTATATCGATAAATATTTAGATGCTTTACCATGGTCAATCATCGCAGGTCCTAGAAGAGGAGTTGTAGGTGGAACTGGAGTACAGTCATTAGAGTTCTCATTCGATAAAAATGATAGAGATATTCTTGAGCCATTTGGTTACAACCCAATCGTATTCGAAAGAGGCGTAGGTTTAACTATTAAAGGTAACAAGACTGCACAACAAGGAGTTCAATCAGCACTTTCTTCAGCTCACGTAAGAGAAGTATTAATTTACATTGAAGATGGTCTTGCAGAAATTCTTAAGAATTACCTATTTGAATTCAATAGTGCTCAAACTAGATTAGAGATCAAAACTCTTGCTGATAACTTTATGGAATCAGTTAAGAAAGATGGTGGTGTATACGACTATAAGAATATCATGGACTCTTCAAACAATACGTCTGAAGTAATAGATAACAACATGGGAATCTTAGATACGTTCGTAGAACCAGTTAAAGGTCTTGAAATCTTAGTATCGAGAGTAACAGTATTAAATACAGGTGAAATCGCAACGGGTAACTTTGCATAAGAAAACAACGATATATAAATAAAATAAGAAATTAAAGATATGGCTTTACCACATTATTCAGAGGACCAAACTAGCAAGAAGGGAAGAAACTTCGAGCCCGTTCAAGCTAACCTATTCGAGGTAACAATTTTACCACCGGATGGAGTTGCTGGACAAGAGTTCCTTTTACAACACGTTAATTCAATTAGTGGATTAGATACTATGGCTCCTGCAGTAGATGCAGTCGGACAAAAATATAAGTTTTCCGATAGATCTTACGCTGGTATGCCTGGTGCAACTTCAATTGATATTACAGTTAGCTTCTCGCTTAACTTAAATGATTCTAACCAAGCTTACTTGTATAAAACATTAAGACAATGGTATAGAGCTCAATATAATCCAGAAACTGGAGAAATGGGTCTTAAAAAGAATTATGTTGGTACAATAGTTGTTGTACAATTTAACAGAGAAGGTGATATTTACAGAAAAATTACTTTAGATGATTGTTTCATCACTTCAGGTGTAAACCTTGTTGGTGAACTTAACTACGAGTCAGCTGACGCAGTAGCATTAGAAGTAGGTTGGAAGTGTGATACTTTCTCAGAAGAGTTGAACTAATTTAATAAATTAAGTATAAAGAACGTGTCTAAACAACACGTTCTTTTTTTAACTTTAAAAAACATAATATAATATCAAGATAATAAAAGATTATGAGTGATAAACTAACAAAAAAATTACAAGTCCTTTTGACTGAGGGAGAAGTTCGTGAAGTAAACCGAATTATCTTGAATGATGCTTTGGATAATGAGACTCGTCCCATATCTGTAAGTGGATTCATAAGAAATCTAATAAAGTCAGAATTAAGTGTAAGAACTGTAGAACAGAGATCCTACATAAAGCAAAATCTCAAAAACTTAAAAAGTAAATAACAATGAGCGAAAAGAAAAACAAAATGAGTTCCGAAGAAGCTAAAATGGCGAGAGCCTTAGAAGCTAAAGACGCTATTAACAACCCAACTCCTGATTCAAATGAAGGAACTGCTTCAGATATGGAATCTGTTGTTGACAAAGGTGGGCTTGGTAGAGTTAATATGTCGAATTTTACACCAGATAAAGCACAATCTTCTGATAGTGCATTAGGATGGCATGTATTGGATCAAGTAACATTACCGTCAATGGGTAAATTTTATCCAGCTGATAGTGTAATTAAAATTAGATCTGCAAGAGCTGCAGAGATTAGACATTTTTCTACTATGGATGAGAATAATTACATCGATATGGAAGAGAAGCTAAACTCAGTAGTAGAATCATGTACTCAAATGACATCTGGTAGTAAAAGATTATCTTACAAGGATATTCTAGAAGAAGATAGAATAGTTCTATTGCTTTCTATTAGAGACCTTACTTTTCCAGAACCAGAAAACAAATTAATGTTAAATGGTAAATCTGAAAAGACTAAAAAGAAAATAGATCTTGAATTAGCAGTTAAAAACCTAGTACCTTCTATTATCGATGAAGAGATAGAAAAGTATTATGATGATAAAAAAAGAACGTATGTTATTAAAACTCGTTCTGCTGGTGAAATCGTAATGTGTCCACCGACAATTGGTGTTATGCAAGAGGTTACTCAATACTTGAAAGATCGTAATGAGAAGGAAATAGAATTTGATAAAGCATTTATCCAAGTATTACCTTATATACAAGGTGATTGGAGAACCCTAAGTCTAACAAAGATATTTCAATTAGAAGTAGACTATAAGGCATGGGATCAAAAAAAGTTTATGATTGTATATAGACTTGCTGAAAGAATGAGAATTGGTGTTCAAGCAACACTAGAATCTACCGTAGACGGAGAGTTGGTGAAAGCCCCTCTTGAGTTCCCAGGTGGCATCAAAAGTCTTTTCATTATTTCAGATCTCGCTGGAGAATTACTTTAAGACAAAGTTCTACCTGGGTATACATCTTAGGATGCAGCCTTCAGAGATCGAAAACATGTATTACTACGAATATTGGTATTATGTCAAGAATCTGTCGGAGTACATCAAGAATAAGAATAAGCAACAATCGGATCAACAAGAACAGGCCAACGATCAACAGAGCGCAATGAGCTCTAAGTATAAAACGCCTTCGATGCCCAAGATCCCCTCTATGAAGACGCCATCGTTTAAGATGCCGAAAATGTAGAGATATATAATAAGAGTGAGGGGTATGTTTTCCTAAGCATACCCTTTTCTTTTTAAAAATATTAAGTCAGTTACATGCCAAAGAAGAATCCGTTAGCTACTGCATTCGATAAATTCGGCTCTAAAGATGGTGTATTAGGCGAAATTGCCGAAAACACACTTCTTGTCGCAGAAACATTTGATGAAGGTGGAGAGATATTTGATAGAATAGACCGAATGGTCGAGGCTATAGAAACTATCGTTGACGGTACAAAATCCGGCAGCGGTGGTCTTCAAGAGGCTATTGTATTAAATTTAGTAGCACCAACACTTAAACCAATTGGTTTAGGTATGGGCTTTATTATTGACGCGTTAAACCAGGCCGAGAGTGCTGAGGATTTAACGTCAAAATTTGGCGCACTTAACGCTGGATTAGTAGTATTAGGAGATATAGGTAAATCTATATTAATGTTTGCTGCAACGATGGTAATAGGAATACCAATCTTAATGATTGCAGCAGTAACCGCACCTGTCTGGGTTGGCGGTATTTATGTTATTATACAGGGAATTAAAATGGCAACTCAAGGCCTAAAAGAAGGCGAGTTGGATAAATTATTAATACTCCACGCAATCGGAATATCAATTGTGAAATTTGGATTATTGATGGCAGCAATGGTATTAATAGCACCAGTTGCACTTATAGGTATGTTATTTACAGTACCTTTACTTCTAGGTGTTGTTGCAATAGCAAAGTATATAGGTGAGCACTTTACTGAAGAAGCTCTAGATAAATTTATGACTTTTAATAAAGCAATGGTCATGTTAGGATTAGGTATCTTATCGATTGGTTTATCATTAGCTTTAGTGGCAGTACTTGCAAAGCATATTATTATGGGACTTTTTGTCTTCGGTATGGTTGCGTTTGGATTAGGTGCAATATTTATGGCATGGGAGAAGTTATTTCGAATAGATGAAACGAAAGCAGAGGCTTATGCAAAATCATTAGCTTTCTTAGGAATTGGTATTATTACTATTGGTTTAGGCTTAATGTTAATGAATGCATTTGCTGGAGCAATCATGAAAGGTTTAATGGTAGCAGCACTAGTATTAATGGTAATAGGTGGTGTATTCTTCCTCTTCCA